TTAATCCAAGCTGCTAATGAGAAGGCTAAGAGAGAAGAAGATAAGGATGATTAATATCATCCTTGCCTCTCTCATTCGACTTCCTCCTTCGCAAGTCGCTCAATTATATCGAAATTCATTTCCCTGATATTAAAACCTTTCTCTTTCAATCTTCTATCTACAGCATCATAGACTTGTTTGTCCCCTAGCAGTGTCACAAAGTCATTACCTTTTTGAGTTAATTCTATATCCATAACAATAGAGTAATCCAGAGTATCCACTGATGTATGGTTGATGTATCCTCCATCACCCAGCAGATAAACTTGGTAGGCATTCCGGTCATTCAACTGAGCCCCAACATAATCTTCTGGAGCTTGCAATATGCTTATCATCCGATCTATTTCTCTTCTCATTCCATTCCCTCCTTATCCTTTCGCTTCGCAAGCATGCGCTTATGACCTACATTCATTCGTTTCAACTCATCCGCAATATCTTTCAAGCATTCCGCGTTGAATGTCGAACTTGATCCTGGATTAAATGTATATTGACGCCATGGCGCAAACCACGAAATAGTTCCCAAATTAGTATCGTCTTTTGATTGAACAGAAATAATGTACGTCTTACGGGATGCGCTGATACCTGTTACGACAAACTTTAAATATTTACTCATCATATCTCCTCCATCATTCCTTGAATTGTTTAATCCCTTGCGATACTGCACCACAGACGAAGGCGGCATAAGCTGTGGTTGTTACCCCTTCGCCTGCTATTCCTAATACTGCGCATACTGCTGCGACCAACACTGCCGCTATTGCTCCACAGAAGAACATTCTCATTTTGAAACCTGACCTTCTGCAAGTGTCATAGTTTCAGGTTTAATCCTTATCCAATATTCAGGGAAAATGTATTCATCGGTCCCCTCAATGATAGGTCCAACTAAGAATCCGTCTACATAGTAGCCCTCAAACCACTCTTCACCCAAGTATCCACTGACTTCTTCAAAGTCTAGATGCTCCAAGTGCTTCATGTCTGATTTCACTTGGGCTTTATATTTAACGCTTTCAACTTTCTCTCCATTCTTTTCCAAACTATCACGATCAACTTTGACCCAGAAGTTAGGAGTGAACACTTCTTCATCGGTATCTGTCACATCTCCGAATATATAACCGTCTACATAGTAACCTTCGAACCATCCATCACTTAAATAATTCTTAGGTATTTCAAGTCCTTCGAAAGCCATTTCTCCTAGAGATTTTTTCAACTCTTCATCTGGCAATGTTGTTTTAGCCATTACTTGATTTTTTTCATTTCGATTCCTCCAATATATGAATTTCATTTGCTTGAATATCCATTCCTGATTGTCCGTAGTTGGTTAATATGAATAAGCGTTTATGCTCCAAATAGAAGAATGCTTCGTAGAGATCTTCTGGTGTTTCTCCATTCACTGCAAAGACTGACAGTATTTTCTCCTCACTGCTATATGTGCCTTTGTATTCTAGAAATGACCCTTCATCTATCTTGATGGTTCTTGCTTTTCTACCATCGTTACCGATGAGGGTAATACGGTCACCTGGAGCGATCACTTGGTCTGCGATATGCAGAAACTCTTCTTTTATATCAAATGGTTCCAACCTTATGAAATTAGCTTCTTTAGTCATAAAGAAATCTTTATCACCGAAATTGCTTACTAATGCTTTCATTGCATCTCCCCCTTTCTGATTAATACTCCTACAATATAATCTGCGTTAAGAAGCACCTTTTTTTATTATTGAGTAATGATTTATACTATTTTTTTACTTCTGATATAATTAATTTAAGATTGGGGGTGAAATTATGAATCTAAATAAGTTACTAAATGACTTAACAAGAAAGGGTGTATCTGTTAAGTGTCCTAAATGTGATACCTCGCAAATATTACAAGAGAATCCAGTAAGATTAATGACTGAAAAAGGAACGACTCAAGGTCTTACCCATGATATCGTTGCAACTTCGTGTCCTTATTGCGGACACACAGACCTATACGTTAAAAGTATATTGGAAAAGTAACTACGAATAAATTTTCCTTAGCTACCAGTGGCTCAAATAAATTTTCATTGAGCCACTTATTTTATTAAGTAGTAATCTTCAATAGGTTACATTTGTTGCCTGCATAATTCTAAATTCATTTCATGCTCTTTTCTCGCCTCTCCAGTTCAACATATCTATTGTTCTGTGTAATTGCCGAGACCCCTCAAACCCCTTGTGTATCAATGTCTCACCCTAATTCCTTAAAAATGAGTTACACATGCCCCAGATATGAGTAACTGATAGGATAAAAGGTGAGACTAAAAGGTTGGTGCCCAGTTAGTCTCGATAGAATTTGAATGAGGTCATGGCCTCGTCAATGCTGTCTTGCGTGATTCCGATGTACTTTAATGTCTCCTGCTCTGATGAGTGATTGAATATTTTCTGCAGTGTGGCCGTGTCTTTGGTGCCTTGGTAGTAATGGTAGCCGAATGTCTTCCGGAGCGTGTGAGTGCCTGCAGCGTCCATCTGGAAGTAGTTCTCCAGGTCCTTTATGATCTTGTAAGCCATACTGCGTGTGAGTGGTCTGTTGAAGCCCTCACGACTCTTGATGAGGTATTCATACGGCTCCTTGCCGTCGATGTAGTCATGCAGTGGGCCCTTGAGATTACGGTGCAGCGCAATCTTACGCTGCTTGCCCGTTTTCTTCTCGCGGATCCTTATCTCATTCTTCTTGATGTGCTCAACACGAAGCGCTAGGATGTCCGATATTCTCAGCCCTGAGTATATGCCGATGAGGAACATGATGTAGTTGCGCTCGTTCTGGCCCTTCAGGTGCTTCATGATGGCTTCAATCATGTCAGGGTTCCTTATGGGTTCGACGAAGTTCATTCACCCTCAGCCTCCTTCTCATAGCTCTCTATGCCAAGGAAGAAGGCCAGCCTCACGATTGCATCATTCTTCAGTTCATAGTATTTCGTCCGGCTTATGCCGAGATCAGTGTATAGCTCCACGTCCGGCACTTTTTCCTCACGAAGGTACTTGTAGACGATGATATGCCTCTCATGTGGCTTCAGACATTCCACAGCTTCATGCATTTGATTCAGGACATGATCCCGCCTGTCCATCAATTCCTGGCGCTTGATGTTCTTGCTTGCTGCCTGTTCGATATTGTTCAGGCTCCTGTTGGTGGTCGGTGGAATGAAACTGAAGGACTGTGTGACGCTCGGCTCTTCTCTCAGTGGGGAAAGGTGGAGCAGCTGGTGGTACTCATTAATGAATTTATAGGCGGCGTTACGTGTGGCGACAAAATCCAGTTCCTCAATTTTTAGCAGTGACATCTGCATTCCTCCTTGTTTTAATTAAAGAAGCGCACCTCAAGGAGGATATAGGACCCTCAGCGAAGTGCGCTCGCTGGTGGTCCAGTAGAGCTTATAGTCTGTGGTTTTGAGTGGACGTGATCTGTTTGGCCTTGTTGTCGTGGCTGATGACTTCCACCTTGCCGTATGGCGGCATCTCCTGAACGGTCAGCTTGCCGTTGCTGTAGACGAGCACATGATTATCGTAGTTGCTGGATGTAAGTATCTTCTTTATCTCTTCGATTGACTGAGCTTTCATGAAATCCCTCCAGTTATTTGTTAAGCAGTTCTTTTACTTTTTCGAGTATGGTTTTAGTATCCTTCTTGGAGCCGCTCAAAGTTAATCGCATTCTTTCGCTTGTATTGTTCGATGATGTCTTCTTCGGTGAAGCCGTAATGGTCCAGGACAAACAGTAGTAATGACAGGAGACCTGTTACGTTCCTTGCTTTTAGCATGATGTGAAGATAATGACTGAGAGGTAAGTTGTCCTTTCCTTTGATTAGCTTATTCATTAAGAAATCCACTTCTACTTTGACATCATTTGGTTTCATGCTACCTTTGTTTAGAATTAGCATGGAGAAATGAATTACATCAATAGCTTCGTCGAGTATCTTTTCTTTATTTACAGGTTTTGATTTCCAATACTTCCAAGCGTCATGACACTCATTTATGAATTCCGCCACCTCAACCCTTATTGCAATGTTATGTTCTTGTTCCATATGCTCTAGCCAGTATTCTTCTTCAATATTTTTTTGATGTTTTATTTGATTATCCAGCTTGGATTGCATATCTATTAACCATGTGTAAGTTTTGGTTGTTAATGTAAACATTATTCATTCTCCTTCGCATTTTTAATAAGTGCTCTGAATGTTTGTTTTGCTTTATATTCGATGATCCACCTTCGTATAATCTCCACTTCAAGGGAGACGCAGACGATGATGACAGACGCTGCGGCAAGGTATATCAGTATGCTGAGCAAGGTCATTCAGAGTCCTCCTTGTAATAATCCGGGTAAAATTTCACTTCTATTTTATTGTTGTGCTGATCTTTCAGCACTAGGTGCTCATGGTCCTCTTTAGTGATCGCTTCATAAACTTTCAAAGAATCTTTGGTGTTTATGACATCGAAAAGTTGCATCATTTTATGTGTTTGCGCCATTCGACTTCACCTCCCTCACCCGGCAGAAGTCACTGCATACGAAATGCTTCAACTTCGGCTCCAGGTTATTCAGCTCGTCCGCTGTGAAGTGGTGCGCCGATGAATTCATGTTCACGCTCCAGTAGGGATATTTAACTTCTTTCGTGCGCTTTGCCAGCATGTCGTGGCCATCCAGTGATACAAGGTTTTGTACTGTGTAGAGTTTTGACATCCCATCACCTCTCTTTGAAATATCCGTTATTGACCAACTGTTTGAAGAAGTCCTCGTTGATGCTGTCGTTGCCACTCTTGCCGTGGATCTGCTTGAATGCAACCTGGTTACCGATGGTACTGGTGACTTCGATGAAGCCCTCATCACCGTTTGGCAAGATGTAAGAGAACTGCTGTCCTTGTTCGATGATCATTGCATGTCCTCCTTATTCACTAGCGCGACCTCGACTAGTTCACCGCCGGTTTCCTCCGCGACTTTCGAGAGTGCTTCAAGATCGTCGGAGACGGCGTGGACCATGCTTTTGATGATGTTGCCACTCTTCGATACATAGACCTTGCCGAGACGGACCAGGTGGAGCCCTGTAGGTTGATGGTTGCCATTCACTGAGACTGCTCTCTCATTCAATTTTGCTTCAGTATCTTCTAACTCTTTCGTAAGTTGGTTTTTAAAGCTTGCTAGTTCGCCGATTTCATCGTTCATTTCTTTCATTTGCTCTTTCGCCTTGTTGAAGTCATCAATCAGTGCATTATGTTCTTCGACAATGGTCTCCTTCTCTTGATTCGACCTCTCCAGCGCTTCGGCGATTTCCCTGTTATTCTGTTTGAGCTTGGCGTTCTGTGTTTCCAGTTCAATTACATATGGATCTTTCGTTTTTGTAGGCATCGGCTGTTTCTCCTTTGGTTTATGTGGTTTCGGTTTGAGCGTCTGGGAAGCAGGTGTCACTGTCTGTTTCAGTTTTGGTACGTGTGTCGGCTTTGCCCCTTCGATGGATCGGGAGACGCCGACATGCTTCTCGACCATCCCACTTTTTACGCTTTTCTCTCTGACTCTCTTTTCTTCTGCCAGGCGGGCAAAGCCACGCTCCTTCATGTACAGTTCCAAATCCAGTTCTCCTTTCTCCAGCTGTTGCTGCATGGCTGTCCATTGATCTTTCTTTTGGCTCTTCATGTTGTATATCGTTGATTTCTTTATCTTCAGTATTTGGGATGCTTCTTTCACGTTATTGTCAGTGGCGAACATGACGGCAAATACATCTTTTATGGGTGTGCCTGGTCGTGCCATTGAATACCTCCTATGTCAGTTGAAATAAGTCCATCTGTTCAGTCAGTTCGTTGCCAGGGTATTTATTCGTAACATGGCGCCTGGCATCATGCCTGCTCTTGAAAATGAAGTTGGCATGTTCGATGCTGTGGTCCATGACTTCGAAGTATGAGTCGAACTGAGCACCATATACTGTGTTGGGCTCCTGCGCTTCTGGATGCTTGTAGAGCTCATCGAATTCATCTGGAGAGACTTCCTTGTAGTTCATGATCGCGCCGCCTCCTTATTTCGATATTCTTCCATCGTGTTCTCTTTGATGTGGAAGATGGATTGCGTATAGTTCAGCGGTGATTGTCCGTGCTGCTTACGATGGTAGATTGCTACCCGGTAGAGTGCGCCGGGCGTGTATTTCTGGATATAGTTCCAGAAGTCCTCTGAATCACTTGTGATGGACAGTTTGTCATTCTCAATCAAATACAGCAGTACATGCTTGTAGACCGTGAATAGCCGTGCTGTGGCTTCGCCTGTCGGCACTTGTGAGGCTTCATCTATTGTCAGTTCAATTACTTCGAGTTGGTCGATGATGTTCATCATTCAGCACCTCCATAGAACGTCTGGTTATGACGGAAGAATGTTGTGAGTGCCGTGCCGGTCGGGCCGTCCTTATTCTTGGCGATGATGATTTCCATCTGACTTCCTGCAGTTGCATCGAAGTTTTCTCCATCGTCCCGGATGTAGTAGTCCTCCCGGTGACAGAAGAGCACCATGTCGGCATCCTGTTCCAGTTGCCCTGTCTCTCTCAAGTCACTGAGCACCGGGCGCTTGTCCTGCCTGGCATCATTTGCTCTGGAGAGTTGCGAGAGTGCGATGATGGTGACATCCATGTCTTTCGCTATGATCTTGAGCTCCCTCGAAATCTCTTCGAGTTCAGCGCGACGGTCCCGATGCTTCGTGTCTGACTTCATCAACTGGATGTAGTCGATGAAGATGACGCCGCGTTTGTTGTCTGGAATGTTGTTTGCTGCTGCCCTCACCTTGTTCGGAGTGACTGTCGAGTCGTCAATGATCTTGATGTTTGATTCGTTGTAGAGGGTAATGCCGTCGATGACCTTATCGATCTCATCGTTCGTCATCATCTTGCTGGGCTCTTTGAATTTTGTAAGGTTGACGCCGGTCATCGAAGATAGAATTCTCTGGGTCACACTGATTTCAGTAGTCTCAGCTGAGAAGAATATGATTTCATTGTCCTCACTCTGCAGGTTCTGTGACATCTGGAGTGCCAAGGCTGTCTTACCCATAGATGGCCGGGCGCCGACGAGTATCAGCTGTTTCGGTGATACGCCGGATATGAGCCGGTCGATGGAGGGGAGCCCCGTCTTCAGGATGGTTGTCTTGTCTTCCTCGTACAGACTGTCGAAGATGGTCGCCAGTGTGTCGAGCTTCTTATCACTCTGCACCAGGTCGATTTTTTCGAGCCGGTCAATCCGGTTGCGGATCTCCATCCGGTTTTCAAGGTTCTGCTCTTCCATGTATTGCTGCCATGCCTGATTCAACTCCCGGCGCTTGTAATGCTCGAGCACTTGTTCCTGGTCGAATAGGAAACCTTTATCAGTTGGTACTTCCATGTAGGCGATCTGCTTCACGAATTCATAGCTGCCGTATACATCGGGAGACTTCACTGATTCGCTGATGAGCTGTTGCTTATCAAATGCCAGGTCACTGAGTAGTCTGGAAGCCAGTACACCGTGTTTTTCATCTTCGAAGTATTCAGGCTGCAATCTCAATTGCTTTCTGAGGTCCGGGAAGTTGAGTGCTTTCGCGAGTACCGTTTTCTCGAAGTATTCGACTTCGGTAAATTGGGAGATGTCATTCATCGTCTGCACCTCCTCTGAGTAGCGTCTGGAGCTTCTTCAATTTCTCTTCACGTTCCTTCGCCAGTTTCGGGTCGGCCTTCTCGCGTTTCACTTGTTCGATGTCTGCCTGCATCCAGTTAGTGTTTCTGACTTCTCTGATGTGCAGGATGTGGGCCAGTTTCGGCGGGAAGACTTCTTTGGTCGCATAATCATCGAGCTTGACCATCGTCATATGATAGTCGCCTTTCATGAGTTGCCTGAGCCATGCCTTCTTTGCCTCGATGGTTGCGTCATTCAGGAATGCCGGGAAGTAGTCTTTGATTCGACCGAGCACCTCTTTTGCTTGTTCATATTCCATATGATCACCTACAGTCCATTCAGGAAGTCGTCATCTTCAGCTGGCTTGCCGTCCGTTTCATATAGATTGCCTTTTACATATTCGTGGTCATCCAGGAAGCGTTCTTCGTTTAAGAAGGTTGCCGGGTATGCCTGGAATCTTTCGTCTCCTGATCTGATGCTTTTAAGATAGGCAATGGTGCCTGCTTCGATGGTTTCCCAGTCATGATTGGCAATGGCTTTATTGAATGCCTTCGCTGCCTTCGGTCTTGCCTTCTTCTTGTTGTATAGGTTGTAGAAGGTTTCAAAGTGCGCATGCTCTTTATTGTTAGTTATATTATTCTTAGCTATATTATTATTAGTTATATTATTCTCTTTATCATTTCTGTTAACGGCCGTTGCCTCATCTGATAACGGTCCATTATCAGAACTGTTAACCGCGGTTATCGTCTGTGTTAATGGATATATCTTTCTGTTGGTGATCACGGTACCGTTCCTCTTGTACGTGATGCTGATATATCCTTTGTCCTTTAGCTTCTTCAAGCGCCTAGAGACAGTTACGTTGGTTACGCTGAACAGTTTCGCGAAGTAGTCGTTTGATGCGTAGCAGTAACCGTGCTTATTGGATAATGCAGTGATTTCTGCATATAGTATCTTTTCATCACCAGTGAGTTCAGGATCGTACCTGACTTCTGCAGTGATGAAACCAAAGTAGCTTGGATGATTTTCCATGTTCAATTCCTCCGATACGTGCTATACTTGCCTTAGAATGTTTGTTATCGTACTGATTGATTTCAGTGCGATTTTTTTATGCCGTTTTCTTCTCTATGCTTCTGCAGGTCTTTACGGGCCGTGTCTCTAACTTTTTGATAGGCTTTTATTTTTTCTACCAGGTCACTGACTTTTCGGTCTTCTCTTTCAATCATGAAATCCATAGTGTCGATTCTGTCGATAAGTTCTTGCTCTACTGAATCAAATGGTTGTGCCATGTTATCCCTCCTATTGAATATTCAGCTGATAGGCTGGTATGCTGATGGTCTTTTCATCTGTATAGAAGATGGCTTGGCCGGTCTTTTGGAATGTGTGAAGTTCTCCATTTTGGAAGAGCTCTACCGACTTGACCTTGCCGTTTTTCTTGTGGTAATTGATCTTATGGAGTTCAAAATGCTCTGTGGTACCAGTGTCTGCGTTAGTAGCTTGTATTTCTTTAAGCATCTGAATCCTCCTTTGGCTCCCATTTAGAAAAGAAAGTTTGTTCATCTACAACTCTGTAGACTCCGAATGCATCCAAGAAGATGAATTCGTTCATATTCAGAACTAACTCTCCTTGTCTGCTAGGCAGTCCATCTTCTGGTATGACTTTTAATGTTCTTGTGCCAAACTTGGGCATATCCAGTGTTATAGAACCACGTGTAAATTTTTTGATTTCATCTGCAGATTCAAATGTGCCATCAAACAATACAGCCTCTACTTCATTTAGTTTTTCTTGGTAGATCATTTATGCTTCCTCCTCTTTCAATGTTTCTGCTATTTCTCTCACTTTGTATCGTGTAGCGCTGGATGGCTCCCACTCGTTGATGAACTGGAGTACGGTGTCGAAGTGTTTTTGTCTAAGCTGTGAGCGTGTGCGGACGCCTGTAATGCGATTAATGCTGCTGTTGATGTCCTTGTACAGTTCCTTCCTGACATCGTTGTGGTCGAGCAGGTTATAGTTCCTGATAGCTGCCTGGACCTTCTGTCCGATGCGCTTACCAATGTGTCCGTAGTCTCCGGCTTCAATCCTCACTTCGTTCTCCAGATAAACGACCTTATCCTCAATCTTTTCGACCTTTTTATTTGTGTTCTCTAGTGCTTCGAATTGGAGCTTCATGATTTCCATTGGATTTTTGGGCGCTTCATATCTGCCAGTCCGTCTAATTGTCGGAAGCACTTCTGATGTCACCCAGCGCTTGAATGATTTGGCGGTGTAAAGCTTACTTGCAAATATGAGACTGTACAGCCCGGATTCATTTATGAGTGTTGCAGTCTGTTTTCTCCCGAGATTATCAATGATGGGATGTTTCATCCCGTCATCTTCGTCAACGTGTCTGTGGATCGCTTTGTGTGGTTCACTGTATCCGAGTGTCTTTGCGACATCACTGCCGACAAACCATGCCTCGTCTTCAATATTGAGTGTTCTGACTTCATTGTTTTGAAATTCAAATACTTGTAGTTGATTCATCATTTATCTCCTCTCATTTTCGATATGATTTGATTTCCTGATATCACTCCGTCATCGCAGTAGATCATAAGTGCTATGATGATGCCGACTACAGAACCGAATACTACAAAAGGTGGTTGAAGCATTTCGGCAACAATCAGAGTGAACATGGCGCCGAGCCATATGAATGGTAGATAGTGCATCATTGTCCTCACCTCCCCAATATGTCGAGGAAGTTTTTGTCGAGATACTGATACATCTCTTTTGCTTTGAAGGCCCATTTATCTCCCCTCGACTGAGGAAAATGAGTGAAGGATTCGATTTCTTTCATCCTTCTTGGGTGGCTGAGTATATGTTCGTCCAGCCATGGTTTTGACTTTCCAGTGTGTTCCACAAGGTCTTGAAGTGTGATGTACTTTCCGAGTAGTGTATTCGCTTGCAGTTCCTCGTATTCTACTTTGTCTATTACAACCAGGTGCTCAGGTATTGGTATAGTTGTTTGCAGTGTCTGCATTAGTGAACAACCTCCTTATCGAATTTTAAATACGAATCATCTTCAAAAAAAATAATATCCTGAGGGCTGACACCTAGTGTTTTAGAAAGAAGCACTACGTTTCTTATTTTGATAATGTCAGGGTTTTGCTCCCATGCATTATAGGTACTCGGTGATATGCCAAGGTCTTTAGCAAACTGTCCTTGAGTTAGCCCTTTGTGGACACGCCATTCTTTTAATGTCCTAGCCATTGCAGCTCCTCCTTTCTATTTAATTGTATCTTCACTTTATCGTATTTTAAATACGTTGTCAATTAAAAACTGTAATATAAATACGATTTTTTGTATTAAATACGTTGTATACTACGATTTTTCGTAGTATACTAATTTTTAAACAGGAGGTGTTCTTTATGAATTTCAATGAAAGAGTGAAAGAACTCAGATTGAGCAATAAGTTAAATAAAGTTGAAATGGCTAAGAAAATTGGAGTATCTGAAGGGACTATTAGGATGTGGGAAAACGGTACTAATGAGCCGCGCATGGGAATGATCGAAAGAATATCGGAAATATTTGGTGTTAGTAAAAACTGGTTGATAGGTTACGGAGAAGAAGTATCTGTAACTGATGATGAAGTTGATATCAACTATTATGGAAAGGTTTCTGCTGGAAACTTAGAACATGTATCAATTGATGATGGTACCTTAAAGGTTCCACGTTCAGTATTCAAAGGTATTAATCCTGAAGAGTGCTTTGGATTAAAAGTAAATGGAGATTCTATGAACAAAGTTTTAGCGAATGATTCATTCATAGTAGTCCATGACTATCGTTTTGCACACTCTCCACAAATTAAAACCTCTGATATTATGGTGATTAGAAATGGTAGCTCTCATACCATCAAAAGAGTGCGTCTTACAGACACTAAAGTTCACTTTGAACCGGATAGTTATATTGATGAATTTAAAACGGATACTTATGATCTTGATTTTTCGGATGACATAGAGGTTGTTGGAAGAGTGATTTATAATTATCGTGTATTTTAAGGAGTGGGAGAATGACAGTAAGAAAACGCGGTAAATCATGGCAGTATGACTTCCGGCATGATGGAGAGCGCTATCGACAGGGTGGATACAAAACGAAGCGTGAGGCGGTCCAGGCTGAGAATGAAAGATTGAATAACTTGGGCCGTGGCGTTGACCTGGTGAACGAAGTCATTTTCACCGAGTATTTCAGATATTGGATGAAGACGACGAAAGGCCATGTGTCGGAGAGGACCTTCAAGAACTATCAGAACACCGCTGACTGGTTGTCTGCCTATTTCCGTGATAAGAAGATCCGTAATATCACCCGGGCAGACTACCAGTCATTTTTAAATTGGTACGGCACTGAAGCTGAAAGCAGGAATGGCTGGGGGACTGTTGGCCACAGCAAAGAAGCCGGCAGGAAGCTCAATGGGCATGTGAAGTCCTGTGTGAAGGATGCACTGTTTGAGGGGATCATATCGAAGGATTTCACCTACAGGACTCAGACGACTCATGCTGTGGACGCGAAACCGAAGGACTTGAAGTATTTATCCCTGGAGGAAGCGAAAGCCCTCAGAAGCCGTGTATTGATGGACAAGAGCATCACGGCCCTTGCCATCTTCATCAGTCTAGTCACTGGCGCACGATTTTCCGACCTGGTGCAGATGAAATATACGGACATCAATGCAGATGAGAATGAACTGTTTCTGCCGGGGACAAAGAATGACACGGCGCCAAGGCATGTGAGAATCGCTGAGAAGGACATGCAGCATATCATCCGTTGTCTGGATGACCGGCCGAGGAATCTCAATGGCTATGTCTTTCAGCTGCACTTTGGACTGATTACTAACAATGCGGTCAATAAGGCCATGCGGAAATTCTGCAGTGAACTGGAAATAAAAAGAGTGACCTTCCACGCCTTACGACATACACACGCGAGCATCCTTATCTATCAGGATATCTCATTATTGTATATATCGAAGCGCTTGGGCCACTCGTCCCCCGAGACGACGCTGAGGGTCTATGCACATGTGATCGCAGAGAAGCAACAGATGGAGGAAGAGAAGACCGTCGATGTGTTTGAGGCTCTGTGACCACGATGTGACCAAAAATATTTTATTAATGTTTAACGTATTGCCACTGGATTATACCAAATCATTGATTTAATAAGGTTTATCCATTTTAGTTTTAACGTATTCGGTATTAATGACACCCCCGGAGGGTGTTTGTAGTAGTTGATACACCAGAGTTTAACACATTTTTGTGACCTGTGTGTGACCAAAAGTTATTATATAAGATTTATCTCGAAAATGATATAATTAAATTAACATATATTAGGGGGATTTTAATGACTGTTCTTTTGATGATTTTATGGGCTCTCTCTGGACTAACTACTGCAGCACTATTAATTACAGCGAGTGGACTTGCTCTTTTCAAAAAGAATTCCAAGAACTTGTGGATTGGTACTGGAGTCTCCGCGATTTTATTTGTAGTATTATTTTTCGGTACTATATTCTCGAATCAGTATGATGTGAACCAGACAGAATCTACAGCTTCAAATGACCAAGAATTTGAAAGTAATCAAGAACCACAAACAACAGAACTGTATAGCGAAGAACAGGCTAAATTGAATGAAGAAACTACCGAAGAACCAGAAACTGAAACGGTAGCAGCCGAAGAAAATGAGGCGGATGAACTCGAAGGTGAAGTTGAAAAGCCGACTGAGGAATCATTCGATCCTAGCACTTTTCAAGGTGATATCGATATAAGTGAACTTGAACGTCATCCAGATGACTACTCAGGAGAAAGATTTGTATATCAAGGTAAAATAGTCCAAGTGATGGAAGATGAACCTTATACCGCCTATAGAGTAGCCATTAACGATGACTATGATCATGTTGCATACATTCAAATGTTCAGTAGTACTTTGGACCAGAGATATTTAGATGATGATTACATCACTTTCTATGGCCATTATGAAGGGTTATTAGAGTACGAAACGGTCATTGGTGGTTCAGAAACTGTTCCGGCCTTCACCGTGAATGGATCTCAAATTGAATTAAATCAGGAATAAAAAAAGCCACCTACCCATTTAAGGCTAGGTGGCTTTAAGTATGACAATAGGCTCGAATATCAGTCACTTCATATATTTAGACATATGTTTTCCCTCTAACAGTTGTTCTACAAATTCAATGATTTCATCTTTCTTTTTGGGTGTATAACTACCGACATTTATAGTTGCAGCAGAGCTTTCTCGACCATTGCGAATTGTGGTTGGTTGAATGAGTACTGTTACTGAATTTTTGAATGACTCTACTTCATCCGGCCAGAACTTCATTTTTATCTGAGCGGCAATGCCATTGGCTACACTGTTATCGGTCCCTAATTCAATTTTATCAAAATCGCCATTTAGGTTTTCATCCATTTCAATTGTAATAAGTTTGTAATTGAAGATTCTAGTCATCTCCCATCACCTCATAAATGTTTTTAAACTCAATGTTCAGCACCTCGGCTCCTCTACTCACAATAACCATCTGAGTACGGTTATCTATGTACTCCACCTGACACTCCAATTGTACCTCAAACCCATCGTTCCAGTAACGCAGAATCACCGTTTCCCCTATTGACCGGCGCAGTCGCTCCTCGAGTATGACGAGTGTTGTATTGTCGAAGGATGGCGGGTTACACTTTGCCTGGTCGTCAATCATTTGGGCAATACGCTCATACTGTTCCGGCATCGTGGCGAACGGCTGCCATTTGATCATGCCCCTGCCTTGCGGGATGTTCGAATCCAGTTCTGATATGTCCATTTCTCTATAGTCTAGTCTCATGGCTATCACCTCTTAGGGTGATTATATCGAACGTACGTTCGTATTGTAAAGTGACATATTTACTTTATAATGGGAAATAATTAAGGAGGAGACATATGAGCCATAAAATATTAGACGACTCAAATCAAAAGTACAAAAAATTATATGATAGTGGACATTATAAATTCAAACAACTACCATATTGGCACAGAAGTAAGTCAGATTGGCTTGAGAAAGAATACCATAAGCAAATCAAACCACACTATAAGAAATATAAAAGGGGAACTATAGTTTACGTAGACTTCGGTGTTAATGTTGGAAGCGAGATTTCTGGCCATCATTTTGCTGTAGTAGTGAATATATTTGATAATCCTAGGAATCCTCTGACAACAGTTATACCTTTGACTTCAAAAGAAAGCAGGTTTTACTTACATTTAGATAATACTGTAATCAAGAACGCCATAAGTTTGCTTAAACAGCATATAGAAACTATTAATAGAAATTTGGAAAGTTTGCAAGAAAAAATTGAAAGTACTTTTTCAGGAAATGAAGTTAGTAGTGATACAAATGATGTACTTATTCAAGAATTAGGAGAAGCTCAAAGAGATGTTCAAGCCATTGAGAAGGTCGTCAATATATACTCTAGGTATAACAAACAAACATATGCTTGCGTTAGCAATATACAAACTATAAGCAAGTTAAAGATCAAAACTATTAATAGATTTGATCCATCTGGAAGAATGGAAGTCTCAAATGAAAATTTAAATGCAATCGATGATAGTGTAAAAAAAATTTATACATCATAATTATTGACTTATGTTTATACTTAAAGTACTATGAGAATACAAAGAGGTTTTACCCTCACCAACCAATATACAAAGAGATTAAATTCTCTCAAGAGGCGAACAAATTATTGTTCGCCTCTTTCTTTATGTATCCTCCCTCAATTGAGGGAGGTGTTTTATTAACTACGCTATTAGCTAAACGTACCCCAATCTCCTCCGACATTGCCCGTCTTTTCGTCCCAAGTTTTAACCGGAAGTGTCTTGTATTTACCATTCACATAGTAACCAATCCAAATATGACCATCCTGTCGCATGAGCTCTACATACTCAGTGGACCATCCTGGATTGGCGTAGCCGCCTTCAGGCGCTGATAGGAATGGGCTGCCGAAACGGGACATGATCCGTGTGCCACCAACAGTGAAAGTTCCTCTCGCTTCAATCCATTGTGTACCATATTGATTAGTCTTCCATTCGCCGATTGTGTACGGTGTGTCTTGAGGCGCAGGCGCCACGACTTTCTTGAGGTCGAAGTATTCAGCTACGCCCTGAGCAACAGCTTCTCCCTGTGCCCTCAGCTTACTTTTGTCACGCATTGCTACAATATCCTGATTGGAATCCATGAAGCCACCCTCAACGAGAATTGCTAGCTGATGCGGTTCCCTTGTTTCATGAAGATTTGTGACTTTCACTCCCCTATTTGCAAGCCCCATCGCCATAGCCACCAGTGGAGCAACGATAGAAGCCAGTTCATGGGACTGCGGTGCATATGGCCTCACATGCACTTCGGAACCGCCACCGTTGAACCATACGCCCTTGTATGCATTGTGGTGGAATGCAATATAGACATGAACCCCGTGTTTGTTGGCAAGGTTCGTCCTCTCAGTGAGCGGTGTATCTCTTTCGCCTGAAGGGTCAGATACTTCGATGATCTTCACACCCTCATAGTGTGCCATGTTATTGATGAATGCATCTGCAACGGAATCATTGAAATACCATTCTCTTTCTCCTGCTGGTGAACGCTTGCCTGCCGTATACTTGCCATGCCCTCTAGAAACCCCAATTTTCAATGTCATTATAAACCCTCTCCTTTTTCAAATTAAAAAGACACCCCAATTTTTGAGATGCCTTACTTCAGACCTTGCTTCTTCAATTCGTCTTCCTGCACTCTTGCTTTCTTAGTCACCAGGAATGTATTCTTCCAGATACCGTAGAATGCAAAGGCCAGCGGAATACCTGTCATCAATACTTGCATCCATAGGTCGATCGCTTCTTGATTGAACCAAGTAAACTGGATACCTACGCCCTGCAGAGCAAGGAACAATGCACCCAGAAAGCCCCCAATCATTGCTACCAGCTGTTTAATCTTGTCTTGTGTCAAAGTCTCACCTCCCTTCAATGTCATACGAATATAAAGTTGAGAACAAACAGAATGAAGGGAATCAGGACTGTCGCTGCAACCCCAACCCCCCACTTCAATGTTGTCTTCAATTCTTTCAATTCTTCATCATTATCCTCTGCCATTCTGACTGCCTTTTTCGACCCGTCATAAGCATCATCGGCCCGCTGCCTGATCTGTTCCAGTCCACTCAACTTGCCGTCGATCTGACCGAGCCTATCGAAAATTTTTATGGCGATGTCTTTGTCTTCTGTCGGCATCAAACCCATCCTTTCGTCTATACTTTTTGGGCACATGTGGGTCACCCCTTTTCAGATATAAAAAAGAAGCCTTATTCAGGCTCCATTAGTTCCCATCCCTGCGGATAATCTGTTGGACTATATACATTGTTATCCATAAGCGATTCATACATCACGCCGTCGAACAGCACCGCATCACCGGTCTGGTATGCGTCGTGCGCCCCTGCGGGCTGTTGGTATTCGTCCACGACCTTTTCCCCTTCCCTTGTCGTGGGATTAATGAAATCCGCAAAGAGACTAGGGTCTCCGATCCAAGATTCGTCAACTATCGTCACCGGAGATCCTTGGATCATTTCGAAAAGTTTCCCTCCGATGTTTACCACCTCCCCCGGATCGACCTCATTTCCGACTTCAATTTTGCGAAATTGTCCAACCAATTCCTTCCGATCTGTTTCTGTCATGCTTTCTGAACGAATGAATTGGCGAGACACTTCGTTCAACACTCTATGCATATCGTAGAAATGTCGTTTGATACTCCTTACTTCATCCTCTTGCGTACGTTGTTTCGGAATATCCAACGCATATGAAGCGATGTCCTCCGTAATCACATCGTCCACATCGATGTCTTCCGGCAGAAGGATGTACTTCGATTTAGTCCCCCGAAGGCTGACCGTACCTTCTCCTGATATTACATCGATGTTTTGACCGGAGTTGTCTAGGATGGTAGCGGACTCAACCTCTTCGAAAAGGTCGATGACCGCCCCGTCCTCCTTATACAAAATAAACTTCTTAGTCTTCATACGTCACCTCCACTTTAAATGCCTTACTCATCATCGCGTAATAGGAATCGCTGTTAGGGGATTCGATGCCGAAGCTGTCCCAAGCCGTTCCAGTTATGACGTCCTTGAACGTGCTAGTTACGTCGAACCATCCGCCCTCACTCCAAGCAAGTGGGATAGCTTTTACCGAACTTCCTAATGTTGGGCTTCCGGAGCTTTCGTAGCTGTTCCCCGCCATTTTCAAGTAAATGTTTACGCGACCGCTGTTGCCGTGCTCACTCGCCCGGTGCATATACACTCGGATCCTTTTTATCGTCTTGCCGTTAAGTTCATCGAACTGGTTTCCGAAGAACCACATGCCCTCAAAATACGTAGAGTTGTTCCACGCGTTACCTTGTTTCGGGTATCCTTTTTGCCAAGACGAATTAGTCTGCCAAACTCCGTTTGCAGTATGGTTAGAGTCGAACGGCTCGTATATCTTTTTATGAGTCGTCGTAGTCTCTTCAGGTGCCGGAGCCGTAACGCTAGGGAAGGTCATGTCTCCGGTATGCGCGATTCCGCCTCGCCCTTCAATTACGTTGGAGGAGTCTCCGGCTATGGACTCTCCGCGACCTGTAATTCTTCCGCCGATGTATGCTACCAAGCCGTAAATGCTCGCTCGTCCTCCGACAAACTCAAGGTTAGCGGAAGACCCTGCGTCCTCTACCCAAACTCCCCGTGTGACGTTCGTGACTTCCCCGGTATGCCAAGTGACTTTTCCGCCGCGTTCTACACGGAGTCCGGTAGTTGTGTTCGAAGCACCGTTCATGTAAACATCTGAAATGTCTACGTAGCTGTTGCTTACAAACAATACGTTACCGGAGTCAATACCGCCCTGAACACGCATTTTGTCGATGGTGAGAGGCAGGAAGTTGTTTTTTATTTCTAGGTGTACTTTAAGATTGGTCTCCCATTCAGTGTCATCGTTTTGGATTCCGACAATCCTAAGACTTCCAGTACCGTTCAGTCCCGAGATCTCTATATCTTCTTCGAGATCATAAGTACCACGAACGCGCCACTCCACGTTACCGTTGATGTAGTCAGGAAGCATTTCCCTTGCCTTTTGGAAGGATGCTAATCCAGTGTCGTATGTTAAGCCATCGTTATCATCGCTGCCGTACTGAGAGCCTCTTATATACAGAGTGAGATCAATGTCCTTCTTCTTCAGGATTTCGTCGTTCTGGATATCGTCGACTATCAAGCGTTCGACGGATAGCTTACTTACGCCACCGGATTCGGAGTTAAAGTCGGCTATTATACCGTCTCCATCCCCGGAAGCATCCCGTACGACTAATCGACCATTACCGTTATCCGGGCCGCCGAATGTCGCTTGACCACCGTTCAGCACGTCGAAAGTGAGGTTTTTAATGTGACCGTCTTCAATAACGGCATTCTTGAGTCGAGTCATCCCGTCACTGATTTCGACATCCCCATCGTTTATAACGAATAGAGGCGTCTTAAATCGGATGCCGCCAGCACCAACGGAGTACCCGGTAAGCGTTCCGTCGGAGTTGTACGTGTAGGCAAGACCGTTTGTGCTGTCGATAAGCAATTCCGAGATCACTTGAGACAGCGTTTCATCTGCCGAGTTCATGTCCGTCTTGGTTGCGCGGAGAGCGATTTCTTCTCCGTTTTGGGTGATTTCCGTTTCGTGTTGATAAAGGCTGGCTGAAATATCCTCCGGAGATTGTGTGTACGAAGTTCTACGAGTCCCTCTTTCTATTTTCACATCCGATGCTGTCGGGTACGACACTCGTATGAAATGGGCATTACTAGGTACCGTCCATCTAAACTCATTGCCATTATGAGGCGCCCGGTCAATGTACCTTCCTTCGGAATCGTGCCACCTCCATCTCCAATAATTGTCACTGTGTGAGGATGTTTTGGAAAAGGTCAGCTTTTCTCCGGGGGAAACAGGTATATCCTGAGACATCGTACTGCTTCCGGTGCGTCCCGTTGTTATCTCCCCGGAACTTCCTATATAGGAATCTTCAATTTCGCCGTCTCTTATAACCAAATTTCGTCCTTCAAGGCCGGCAGTGTTTTCCTCGAACTCAGTTATCGTAACTCTATCGGAGATTTGATCCGACATCTGACTACGCTCAGAGTCCGCAGTATTCAAACGACTAATGACTCCGGATTGATCCGTGTCATATTCCGATTGAGAAACCTTGCTTGCGATTTCTGTTGCGTGCTGACTTAGCGTGGAGGTGTGGTCGGAGACTGTCCCGCTTATGCCGTCAACTTCCGATTGAGACGCCTTAGAGATGATGTCCGTAGCATTTTGCGTAATTCTAGTTTCGTGGTCTGAGACCGTACCGCTTACCGAGTCCAGTTCGGACTGACTCGCCTTAGACGTAATATCAGTGGCGTTTTGAGTGATACGTGTTTCATGGTTCGAAACTTGTCCGCTAATAGTATCAACTTCGGTCTGCTCAGCTTTGCTTGCGATCTGATCTGCGTGCTGAGAAATCGTAGTTGAGTGATCGGAAACTGTTCCGGAGATCGTGTCGACGACCGATTTATCCGCTTTGCTTGTGATAGCCTCTGCGTTTTGAGTGATTGAGGTTTCGTGAGAGGTGAGAGCCTCTCCAATCTCGTCGAACTGAACGTCACGGTCTTCATCTGAAGGCGACCAAGAGGTTTTTTTGTCGCCCTCTTCTATTTGTACCTCAACAGTCACGGGGTACTCTGTGTCATAGCCTGTATACGGGTAGAACTTACCTCTTATCTCCTTTGAAGAACTGTTCGTCGTGAATCTGACGGATTGCCTATCGTCCGACCAATGCTTTGTGACGTCCAGTACAGACCCTTCTTCATCCATAATATCAAAACGATCATTCATAGCTAAATTAAAGTGAAGTACATATCTCTGCTCAGGTTTCAGGTCTGCTATTTTACGATACCCACTGTCGCCAGTCCCATCTGTACTCTTAATAACTAAAGACCCGTTTTCCGAGACTTCGTAGTAATACGAATTGTCAGTGACAAATTTTCTAGCGGAAAAAAGATTCCTACCCCCAATTTCGAGGCCGTCAAACTCTTCCTGAGTCACCCTACTACTGATTTCCGTCGCATTCTGCGTAATCCTACTTTCATGATCGGACACAGTGCCGGAGATTGTATCAACTTCGGACTGGCTCGCCTTAGACGTTATATCCGTAGCATTTTGTGAAATGCGCGTCTCATGATTGGATACAGTGCCGGTAATCGTATCGACTTCCGTTTGCGATGCTTTAGACGTAATGACTGTCGCATTCTGCGTAATACGGGTTTCATGATCGGTGACAGTGCCGGACAATGAGTCTACGACAGACTTATCTGCCTTAGAAGTTATATCCGTAGCATTCTGCGTAATACGCGTCTCATGGTCGGTCACGGTGCCTTCAAGAGCGTCTACCTCGGTCTGACTCGCTTTAGAAGTCAGCTCACCTTCAACGTTAGTGATCCGGGTGCCATGGTTCGTTATAGAAGTTCCGTGCTCATCGATTGTTGTTTGCGCAGATGAGATGTCGGACTCTGCCGTTGTGAGACGGCCTTCTGCTGCGCTAATGTCGGCCTCTGCAGTAGTAATACGTCTTTCAGCCGCAGTGACGTCAGACTCCACGTTACCTAAGCGAGTTTCTGCGGAATCAATCTTACCTTGCAGATCAGATCTTACGCCTTCAAGGTCGCTCTCAAGAACGACGTCACCCATCAACATTCCGTTGTCTACCGTCAGGTTAAATTTCGTTGCAATTCCGTTTAAGGCTTCGTCGAACTTCTCATCGCTATACTGCGATTGCAGCAATGACAAACGATCTTCAATGCTCTTCTGAGCGTCCTTCAACGATATACTCAACGTTTGAACGGCGTTCCTATAGTCGACAACTCTCGCCTGAACATCGATCAGTTCTCCGATGGTTGCAGTGTCCGCAGTCATTCCGTCAAGACGGATGTCTATGTCGGAGAAGATAGCGTTGACTGTAGACAGCTTGTCGGAAACCGTAGTCTCCAACGTTGTGTCGACGAGGTACTGACTAGAAAGCACGCGATCGACTTCGTTCTGAAGTTCAGCGTGGCGCACTGCGATGGATTCGAACGTATTTGTGAGCGTCTGATAGAGCGCTTGTTCTCTAGTGATTGCGCCTATGTCTGATGCCTCTGACGCGGAAGACTTGACCCATTGACCGTTTTCATACCGATAGAATACGGACACTTTTTCGTTTGAAGTGTCGAGCCAAAAGTCGCCTTCCTGCGGCTCAGTCGGTGCCGTGTCGGACTTCTCAATCTTACGCTCATACTCCGTAAGTTGATTTTCGAGGTCGATGCGGATTTGATCTGCGTTGGATTCAGCGTTTTTAAGACGCTCTCTGAGTAAATTGGTGATGTTTTTAAACTCAGCGCGCAGATCTTCTCGACTGAATTCGATGATGTCCCCAAATACAAAAACACGATCCGTTTCATCCAGGAGGTTCCGGGTGATCCGTTTCGTGTTCGCTTCGGCATATCGATTCAATTCTTCATCTTTGATGCGCACCTTGTCATAGATTCGGACTTTCTCATGACCGTATAAATGCCCTAAGTTGACGGCTGTGATTTCATAGTCAATCTTCGGCTCTTTCCGTTTATTGAGCTCCGTCCGTCCAAGTGTCCTCAGTCTGTCCAGTGTCATGTTTTGATCATCACTTTGCGATTCGTAAATCTTCCAGAGGTATTTCCCCGGCTTACTCCATTTCTCATTGGCTTCGTCGTCATACAGGAAAGCTTCTATACGTTGGTCTTCCTCGTCGGCCGGTTCTGGTCCGAGGCACCACAATGCTGTAGCCATTTCCTCTGTATTGATGAAGCGTTTGAATACATCCAGGTCTTTGCCTCGGACAATCTCCTTGCCGTTGAACAGGTGATTGATCTTAACGAGGTCCACGTACCGGCCGACCACCCGGTTGTACTCTACTTCAATTCTGAAGCGTAAGGACATACCAAAATGATTGGCGATAATGGTGAGCAGTTCATACGGTGTATTGTAACTGGTCCACGAGATGCTCCTGAAACCATCATATTCGATGATACCCGGCTCCCATCCGGTATTCTCCAGAGCGTATCCTGCCCACTGCTTCGTGGTGTACTGGTCTTTGCCGCTAGGCGGAACCGGTTTGGCGTTATCCAAATCTTCCAGGTAGGAGGCGTTGGCATAGATCATCCGTTCACCATTCGTGTCTTCGATATTCTCGATGATGACTTCCCGGAAGGTGCCGTCATCATCTTTGAAGATGGCACGGTTGCGTTCAGTCAAGCCCTCAACGCCGCTCCCTTCAATGAGGACCATGAAGTCCAGTGTTTCCGTTTTGGAGTCGGCATCCTGTACATGGGTCGCTTCGAGCAACTTATCCTCCGATATGAATCCGAGCACTTCATCGGTCCGGTTATCTATCAAATGAATCAATGATTATCACATCCTTTATGGTATAATTTGGGTGAGATGGGAGGTGAATAAATATGGATAAAAAATGTTTTTTTGTAACACCAATTGGTGAAGAAGGATCTGAGGAAAGGAATAATTCTGACACTCTTCTCCAGTATTTTATTGAACCGGTTTGCCATGAGTTAGGAATCGAAGTAATAAGAGTGGATAAGTTAACCACAGTCGATAATATCGATAGAACCATCATAGAACATCTCAGAAACGATGACTTAGTCATTGTAGATATGACCTTTTCCAAACCAAACGTCTTCTATGAATTCGGTTATAGAAGTGCTTTAAACAAGCCTTTAATTCCTATGGTTAAAAGAGGACACTCTATTCCTTTTGATGTTACGACTTTACGTACAATTGAATATGTGACAGATGATTTAACTAAGGTCGATAGCATAAAGGAAAGACTCACCCAGACAATCGAGACCTTTAATCTAGATGAAATTGAAGACGATCATCACGACGACCATCACGATGTACAGACAAACAGTACTGATATCTCTCTTTTAAAAATCCAAGACCAACTAGAGGAAATTAGAAACTCTATTATTTTCTCAAACAAGAACGTTATATCCCACATATCAGAAGACAGCAAGTCAAAAGAGTCTATCGAAGAAAAACTATTTTCAGAAATGTTGTCAGACCCTAAAAAATTCGATAGTCTTTTACAGATGCAGAATCAAATCGATAAATTTAATAAAAAAGGTAAATGATTAAACTTACAAATACCTGTCATGCCACTTAACCGTGGTATCGAACTTCCCTTGGGGCTCAATCAATAACCGATTGAGTCCTTTATCTATTTTGAAGTAGTTACTACCGAAATCCTTTTCACTAGTCATCGGCTCATCATTCAGCAGCACCAGCGACTGCTTGGTATCAATCAGCACCTCGTCGCCTGCTTTGATTAGATAAGGGACGACATCCTCTAGGTCCAGGTCATCTTCGATACGGGACCAGGACATCGCCTGATCTGCAGCTGGATATTTGGAGTGTCTCGCCATTGCAATTTCACCAATCGCAATTGGTCGGGCAAATAGCCCTTCTCCATCGTTGTACGATACTTGTGCCCTTGCCGTGACTTTCTTGATGCCATTTTCTGTGTAGTTGTGCCAGGTCTTGACGATGTACCGGCTGCCGACCCGATCGACCGACACCCATATGCTCCGATCAGCATATACATTGTCATATCGATAACCTTGGCTTGAATAGATTTCCTCATACCCACCAGAAGACGTATAGAGCCTCACTACGACTTTTACGTTACGCCCCCGGTTGGTCGGGTCGATCAAACCGTAGGAGAGCACCCTATTTCCTGCATCATCGTAGAGGTGTATGAATGATTTGCCTACACCATGGCCACTGATCTGATTAATGCGGAAGCTGCTACGTGTGTGAAAATCATCAACCAGATTATCGAGCGATTTCCGGTAGACCGGACCATGCCAGACGTCATTCATCGAGGTTGTACCATAGCTCGCCTGTAGTACGTTGCCGGATAGGGAGATGCTGCCGGTCGCATATTGACCGGTGAGGTTACTGTCACCCACGTAAGTGTTCTCCGGTCGTTTTGTGAATGTGAGAAAGGTGCTGTCCTTAGCGATCCACACTGTCGGCGTCGTATCAGCCTCGCCCTTGAACGCATCCGTCGGTTTGCCAAGCATGAAGTAATCATCATCGCCTTTGGCAATCATGAACATCGTCGAGTTTTCAAGGGCTGTGGCTTCTACAATCATGTCTGTATCTGCCGTGCCTTCATTGACCACATCGACAACATCGGAGATGGCGGTGTTGGTGTATTGAGTGTTTGATAGACGATACTTTTCAGTGAGTTTCAACTCAATGTTAAACACAAAAAAGTCCAGTGTTTCATTATAGGTGAATTGATTAGGAACCTTGATGTAACCTTCCCAATACCATTCTTTTTCTGAAAACTGTATCTTAGCAGGATCATCGGACTGCAAGAACCTAGTTACTTCGTCTATCACTTCGTCGATATGGTATTTATCGACTTGATTATTATATACAAGTGGGACAATAGGGTCTGACGTTGCATAGCTTTTTTGAGTAATAATCCTGCGTGCCTGACTAACAAACTGAATATCTAAGGTGTTTAAAGGGAGTTCAAAGTCGCTCCCGATATACAAGTTTTCTAAAACTTCACCATTTACTACGAGGCGTTCAGGTTCCATTGAATCTCCCTTCCCTTCTTGCTATATACTCCATCTTCTTCTTCATTTCTGATGCCATGCCGTCTACCAAGGATCGTTTATCTAACTTCCACTCTTTCGAAGAGATGTGGATTAATGCATTAATCATCTCATCATACTGAGAAATCATTTCTTTTTGGTTACGGATCTGTTCAACGAGTAATTGAATCATTCCGCTATCTGCAAATCCACCACCGGAACCGGAATTGGCCCCCATAATCGCCATTGCCTGCTGCATGAGCTCCATCGCCCTGTTCGGCTTAGTGAGTGGGATGACCATCTCGGCCAGGTTGCCCTCAGCGCCTTCATAGAAGCCGTGCTGATTGATGATGCCTCCATCGGCAAATGAACCACGGAAGGCACTCTCGAGCCACGGACGCGGGTTCTTGCGTTTGCCATCTTCATGGTATTCAAAGTGAGTGTGAGGGCCTGTACTGAAGCCTGTATTGCCACTTATGCCGACGACATCTCCTGGACTGACCGTTGCACCAGTCATGGCCTTATAGGAGTCTAAGTGTGCAAATAGCACCTTTGTATTTCCATTGAGGACAGTGAGCCAGCGACCATAACCATCATCATCGAACGGTTGATGGGTGACTGTGCCTCCGATCGGTGTTCGGACCGGCTGATAAACGAACGGGAAGTCTACACCGCCATGCCAGTAACGTCCAGTTTCACGTGTATATTTGGCTGTATGTCCGTATTCATAGCTGATCTGGTTCGGGTCGAGTATGCCGGCGACTGGTCGTGTCGTCGCTTCGAACATGCCTTTGACCCTTTCAGTCATCAAATCGACAGCCTTATCGAATACGCCATCGAATATAGCGCCCGTTGTGCCTGTGAAGTCGTGTGACAGACCGAATTTGTCCATCACCATCCCGACCAGGCGCTGCGGATCGGTTGCAAAGCCCCATATGTCCGAGACTTTATCCTGCGCCCATCTTACACCAGCACCGAGCACATCGCGCCATCCACCGGCCCCTGGTTCCATCGGGTCGATATCAGACAACATCTTACGCGTTTCTCCAGCTGGGATAACCTTTGAGCCTGGTTCCATATTGACCAAGGCGTTTTTGCCTTCGGCCATCCCCCATGACCCATCAGGTGATTGGATGAGCTCCGGACCATCTCCATCGTTTACCATGGCAAGACCACCAGCGTGATTGTCTGTGCCGTCTTCGTATGCCGGGAGCCTGGTGTAGCCGGAAGAATTTGTGTTGCTTGTGGTGCCTGTAATGTTCACACGGCCCATCTTCCATGAGTTCGGTAGACCGAGTTTATCGACGAGCCAGTTGATGCCTTCACGTATTTTATTGAGTCCGTCTTCGATGCCTTGGGCCATGTCGAAGCCAATCTCGGCAAATTTAGCGGCAGCAGATACGCGCATTTTTTCATATATAGCATCTGCTGCTTTTTTGAATTGCTCCCACTTAGAAAGGACATTTCCGGTTTCCCTATCGACGATGATGCCGTGATCGCGCGCTTGATCAGCAGCTATATTGACTACATCGTCATAACGATTGTTGGCGTTTTTGACCGTTTCGTTATACTCACGTTCAGCTTCATCGATAACCTTTTGAGCTTCTTCCTCTGACAAGTTTCCGGTTTCGTCCCGTTGTCTGATTGCTTCCTGGATGATTTCATCTCTTTTAGCTTCGGCTTCTGAAACAGTTGTGTTTTTGGCTTTCTTTGCATCCTTGATGAGCTGTTCAACCGTTTCTTCGGATGTGGCCAGTTGATTCGTCTGCATCCGTTCGATGATTGCTTGTTGTTCGACCTCACCTTGAGAAAGCGTTTCGACAGCAGTTGTGTTGTGATCGTTCTGCAGACGCTCAATCTGTTCATAATGTTGTGATGTGAGTTCACCTTCAGTTTCCATAGCAAAGTTGATAATCTCTTGAATGCGCTCATTTTTAGAGTTCAGATTTTCTTCTTCTGTGGCATAGTGGGCGTTCGTTTTTTCAAGTATCCGTTCGCGTTCTGTTTCATTGAGCGAGTCCGTCTCATCAAACAAGAATTGTAACTCTGCCAATTCATTTTCACGGCGTTCCTGGAGTTTCGTGAGGGCTTCTTCGTTCATCAGTCTATACTTCTCCTGGACATCCTCATACATCGCTGTAGTGGCTTCCTCTTGACTGAAATAAAGATCATCCAAAGAAAGCTTTGCTTCTTCAGATAATCGTGCATAGTCCTCCAGTGCGAGCGTCGTCATTTCAGATACATCGCCGCCGAAGACATCGACGGTTTCACCTGCATCACGATGCATTTCCCTGAAGTTTTCAAACGGCTCGGCGATCCGTTCGTTGAATGCTTCTTCGGCGCCTTCAGCAATGTTGTTGTAGACGATTCCAGCAGTTTCTTTAACAACATTCATTTCGTCGTCAAGGCCGGAGAACATATCAATGAGCGCCGTTATGCCTGTCAACTCCATCGCCATTTCGGAGAACATTTCTAGAGTTTCCCATGTCATGTCCACGCCGTCACGGAACCATCCGACATTATCGTAGGCAAGTTTGAAACCACCGCCCACAAGTCCGATGGCTGTAGTGACAGCGCCGAGTACTGGTATAGCTTTGGAACCACCTTTGGCTAGCGTCGGTAATACCCCGCCAAATGCGCCGAGTTTGCCTGCAGCTTTGCCACCTTCAACCTTTGTTTCGCCGAACTTTTCGGCCATCTTGCCAAACACGCCAATAACAGGACCAGCGCCTTTTACAAGCCACCCAAGTGCTTTGGTGGATGGATATGCGACTGCCACGATACCACCGATTGCGCCGATGGTTTTGAGTGTGTCTTCCTCCATGCCTGCAATTGTGTCGGTTGCCGTCTCTACAGCATTTTCAAAGGCGGGGAGTGCGCCTTCAGCCACATCCAGTAATACTTCTCCAAGCGGGAGCAGTATATCCTTAGCTTCCCTCCATACGCCAATCGCACGCTGTGACACGCTATTCTCGAGGTTTTCAGCCATCTGTCCGGCTGTGCCGTCCACATTCTTCAGTTCCCCGTCCACATTGCCGAGTGCATATACTGCGTCGGCTTCGAGATCTTCGAATTTGGTCCCGAACAGCTGTACGCCGATTTCGTTGGCTTTCGTCTGGTCCTCCATTGTGGAGAGCTCACCAGTGACGGCCTCCATGACATCCTTGACAGTCCCTTCCCCTTCGATGAATGAGCGCCACACTGCCTGCGTTTCATCACTGAGTCCGTCAAAGGCGTCACTTGTAGCATCGGAGCTGTCCTTGATACGGATCTGAAACTCTTTCATGACATCATTGATGTAGTCCAGGTTGTACGCTCCGGCATCCAGACCATTCTGCAGCAGTTGGAAGTATTCGTCTGCATCGTAGCCCATGTGGCCGAACAGGGTGGAATACTCGCTGAGGTTGTCGAATAGTTCATTTGAGAAGTTGAGGCCGTTTTGAGCGCCGTAGGCCATCAAGTCGAAGGCTTCAGTCGACTCTATGCCGAACCCTTCCATCAGGTTGTTGGCAGCCCGTGTGACCTCGTTGACATCTGCTTCAAATGTTTCAGAGAGGATGATTGCTTTCTTCGTGATGTCCTCCAGGTCCTCATCATTCAAGTCACGGATGTTCTGTTTCACTTGGAACACTGCGCTGTCTACATTCTCCAAAGAGTCCCCGAAGCCCTCTTCATAGATGAGCTTGGCTGTATCCACGAGATCCATAGCAGCATCTTCAGTCAAACCAAGGCTGTTCTGCATCCGTGTTGAGGACTTTGCGACATCCAGTGCACCGAGCCCTGCAAAGACACCAACAGCACCCACAGCGGTACTGATACCAAGCGCCTTTTCTGCCACATTGTTCAGTGCGTCTCCGTATTTGTCGAGATCATCGGCACTGTCCTGCAGCCCCCGGCCGAATTTGACCAGACTGTCATTATTCTTTGCCTGCTCCAGTCGGAATTCTTCCATTTTCGATTCGGTCCGGTCGAGACTTTGACGGATGCCATTGAGCTTTTTCTCAGCATTGTTGTAGGAGACTTCAGACTTGTCGAGTTCATTTGAGGTCTTCTCCACGGCTTTAGTGAGCTTGCCGTAATCTTTCTGAGCACTCTCCAGCCCTTTCCCGGCCTTGTTGAGCTCATCGACACCTTTGCCATAACTTTGATTCAAGCGATTGTACTCTTCGCGTGTATCAGCCACGGTACGCGTCATGTCGAGCAGTTGATCAGACTTCTTCTTATACGCCCTTTCAGCTGCTTTCGCTTCTTTGGAGCCTTCTCCGAATTCTTCGGTCATCTGCTTGTATTTCTTCTCTGCATCTTCCACAGATTTGGACAGCTTATCCCACTGCGTTTCAGCAGATTTCAGATGTTTTTCCGAGTCTCGAAGTTCCTTCGCACCATCACCGTATGTCTTATTCAGCTGCTCATACTTTCTACGTGCGTCCTCGACAGTCCGTGTGGACTGTTCAAGCGCCTGTTTCTGACGATCATAGGTGGTACGCAGTGCATCAAGCTTTCGCTTGGACTCCTCCACTATGTTCTGTTGGACGCCCATCTTTTTGTTGAGCCCTTCAACGGTGGTCTCGTACCGTTCCATGGATTCTTCTCCACGCTGGAAGGCTGACAGGTTCTTATCAAACTCGCTGTTTGTGATCTTCATCTGTCGCTGCAAGTCCTTGAGCCCCTTATCGACACCTGCATGATCGAGTCCAAGCTCTATATTAAAGCCGCGCACTTCTTCGTTTGCCATTCATTCACCCTCCCTTCTATGACAATGTTCTGATAAACTCGTCAGCACTCATGACATCGCCCTTCTTCTCGGGCTCTTTCTCGATGATGAGTTCCATCAGGCGTTCATATGGTGCTTCGTCTACTTCTTTGATCGTCCATCCATACTGCTTCATGCAGTAGCGACGGATGTTATTTAGATTTTTCTTTATTTCCTCCAGAGTCATTTCCTTTTTTGAGTCTGTCTGATCGTTCGAAGTGACTGGGAGATATCTGTCTGCAGATGTTTTCAAATTGTTCGTCAAAAGTTGCTGAATTTATCCCGTCCAGCAGCGCTTCTTCAGTGACACCCTGTTCTTTATAAAACTCGACCAGGAACTCAACCTGTTTTTTCATCGCTTCAATTTCGTCATACGTTTTGTCTTTCAGGCCTTTCTGAACCCATTTCCTGAAGGTCAAAAACCTCTCCATGTCCCGGAGGTTTGCTTCATTCCGTTTCACCCTCTTTTCATTGCCGTCCTTGTCTTTAAATACCAATTCGATCGCCATATTTTATGTCTCCTTTTATGTGGGTTTAGTCAAATAAAAAAGAGGGAGACGTGCTCCCTCTTTGGTTTATGTCGTCGGTTCTGTAGCGAGTCCTGGGAATACAGATGTGCGGAAGGTGTCGTAGCTCTCTTCTCCGACGTGCGTACCGAATACGCGGCTTTTCCCGTCCACTTCCCGGTCCTGCCATGAACCCGTCAATGTTGTATTGGAAGGCACTTGTTCTTCACCAGATGTCTTCGTGTTGATCACAATCTCGTTGTAGCCGAGGATGCCTTTTGTCAGTGCAAAGTAGACAGGGGTGCCGTCTGGGGCACTTGCTTTGGCGATCATTGCCACGTTTGGTGCCTGTGTGTCTTCTCCAACCCATGAAGATCCATTGGCGTCTGTTTCGCGACCGAGCACGATATCCAAGTCCTCTTTTGGCGGGTTGAATGTGTTGAATGTGCTCGTTACTTGTCCTGTACCTTTCTTGGACTGCCATACAGTCTTGTTGGATGCAGACACACGGGAGATTGTCGGCTCAAGCCCTGTGATAGTCAGGTCAACAGTACCACCATTCTCATCCTTCCATACGAACGTTTGGGTAACATCACCTGTCGTTTCATCGAACACACCAACCTCAACTTCTTCAAATCCTACTGTTGTCATATTGTCATTCCTCCTATATCAATTTTTGAGTGTAGTACAGACCATCTGGCACACCAGTGTACCTTCGACCATCTACAAAACGTTGTGTTTCATTAAAAAACTCATCCAGTCCGTTCGGCTGCTGCCAAAGGTTGAATGAGTGCATGATCCTGCGTATTTCGTTTTGAACTTCGTTGGCTGTTCCAAGGTTCCGGCTCTCGACATCAATCTGAAAGAAATGTGTCTCGGCTAGATAGTTATTGCTGACGCCTTTGACGGGTGTTGGAACATCAAGTGGCCGTATGACGATGAACGTGTCGGATGTGTCTGACTTGTCCGTCGTCCGATAGCCGTATATACGGCTGCCCACCTTCTCCTGAATCAGTGGAGAGGCTGATAATTTTTGTTGGATGATACTGATTACCATCATTTGTTCAGCCCCTTTCTCACTGTCTCGAAGTACGGTTTTCGACTATGCCTGACCGAATTGTCTATAGCGCCCATCCCTTTGGGAGTGTACTGCTTGCCGTCCCGCGTATAACCATGCTCGTTAAGATGGATGAGGCGGTACCTGTCCTTTGGCCCTTGCCAGTAGATGCGGACGACGATGCGCCCCCGGCTCGTCTGTATGCTTGATATCTTCATCTCATTGACAGAAGCACCAGTATCCTTGAAATACTGCATCGACTGTTTCATATTGTCGAAGACAATCTCAGCACCGGGGAGCAATGCCTCGGTCGCGCGGCGTTCCATTTCTTTAGGGCCTAGACGATTTTCCAATTCTTTGAGCATGTCATCCATGCCCGTAATTTTACCCGACATAGGATGCACCTACGATTTTGAGCATACCGTCTCCGGCGGGCGCTATATTCTCTATGTCGAAGATGACGTCCTTATACAGTAACTCCTCCACTTCGAAGGCGTGCCCCTTCCTGGGTATATAATCTTCTCTTGGATGCGGGATCTTGAGAGTGATTGCATATTCCAGGTCGGTTGTATTCAGTGCATCATAATCCTTGATGGACGCTTCATACATTTCGGCCAGACAGAAGAAAAGCTTTTCTCCTGCACTTCCTTCACCCGGTAGGAACCCACCCTCTCCTTTGCTGTAGAAGGTGACGGGCGTGTCAATATCGGAGCCAGCCGTTTCCGGCCGTCTATACTGTGGTCTCGTCATTTGTATCACCCGTTTCCACTGGAAGGTTGTTCAAGCTGAAGTTCATCACCATGCTCATGAAGTTCTCATCGAAATACTCCACGGAATCATGGTATGCATACCGTGCACGATCATAGACCAATTCGGCGCCTTCATGGTCTTCCTGCATGGAAAACTCTCCACACTTTCTGGATATGAAGGCGTATGATTGTTCGAGAAGGTCTTCCAAATACTCATCCTTGTGATTGTGATATATGCCTAGCTTCTGCTTGAACAGTTTAAGCATTTCGGCTGTGATGGTCATACGTCATCACCTACTTTTCTTCTGATTGTGCGTCCAGGGCTTTCTGGGCTTCCTCTTTGCCTTGAACCTTGCTACCGTCCGGGAGCTCATAATAACCGCCACCGACATGCTTCAGTTCAGTTTCAGCAGCCTGTTCTTGTGAATCTTCCTCGTTTCGGGATTCTTCTTCCTGTGTAGTCTCTGCTACCTCTTCTGACTCCTTCTCAGGAACTTCGACTTGCTCCAGGTAACCTTGTTTCTGCAGTTCCTTGATACGGTCATAGTCCTTTGATTTGAACTTGTCATTTTTTCGATATCTGTCCATGTCGTCGTACTTTTCAGCGGTCTGTGCATCGCGAAATGCTTTCAATACTTTAACTTCCATAATGAATCCTCCTTGAATTTTGAAATAATAAAGGCACTATATCGCTAGTGCCAAGCGTCGTTTATACAGCTGGTTCAGAAAGTGGCTCAATCGCAAGGTCGTATACAGCAGATGCTTTGTTGTCAGCTGGCATGCCGTGCGCGAAGTGTTTGGAAATGAACACATCCATGTCTTCGAGTGCCATTGTCTGGTCGTACCTTCTGAACTCTACATTTCCAGTGTGTACGGCTTCATAGCGACGGTCTACAAGTGCGACCACCTTGTTCGCTGATACACCTTCAGATGCAACCACACTGATGTTGAATGGAAGCGAAGTGACCCATGCACCGTTCTGTGTCTGCATTGTATGCTGCGCTTGAACCAGGAACTGATCTTGTGGGTTAACGACCAGCGTGACACCACCAGATACATCGACACCCTTTCCATTTTCTTTAGTAGAAAGATGCGTCATTACTTGAGCAAGCTCTTTCGCAGTGGTCTTTGCATCAGCGAAAGTGAGTGTACCAGTAGAAGTCTTGTCTGTGATCGAAGTAATGTTTCCATCTTCGTCTTTGACCATATCCTTTGTCATACCAATTGGTTGGTTAAGAGTGGAACCCCCACCGCTGACAATCCCGATTTCCAATTGAATACCGATGGCTTCAGCAATCTGTTCACGTACAAAGCGTTCCACCCATTCAGGTCCAAACTTAATCAGGTCTTTAGGTACCAAGGCAAATGCTGTCAGCTTGTTTTGAGAGAAGTTGACTACTTTGAAGTTGGAATCGATTTGACCTTGAATCTTACCGAATATTTCTCCCCATACCGCCTGGCCAGATGGATCTGCAAGAATCAACCTTGTATTCAGTCCCGCGAGATTGAATCTGATTCTGGAGAGCAGCGGGCGTTCCTGTTTGATGTCGTCAAACACGCGCTCGATGGTCGTCTCAGTAAGAATCTTTGGTTCTTTGTGTGTGTCGGTATTCGGATTAACCAGCTCGTTAAAGAACTTGCGCTCTTCGTTAGTCAGAACATTTCGTCCGCGGGCGATTGCGATGTTAGTATCATCAGTGCCGTTCTGAGCTTCTTTGCGCGCTCTTTCCATTACATTCTCTGTAAGGGCTTCGCCATAAGCCATCATGTATTCCCCGTGCTTCGCTTCAACCTCTTCAGGCTCTGCCCCCTCTTTAACCGCGTTGTAATAAGCAGCGCGGAACTTCTCTACATTTGCTTCGATATCATCTTTAAATTTGATTGTCATAAATTTACCTCTCCTTTTTTAATTAAAAATAGAGCCTTCTTTTCGGCTCCTGATTTTGTGCTGTATTTTGTTTTGTCATTGCAGTGATTTTTTGGTTCATCGCAGTGATTTTTTCATCCTGTTTCGATAACATTTCCAACACTTTATTGTTTTCCGGCGTCGGCTCCATTTCGGGTGCGGCCACCGGGTCATCTATTTCTTGAATCGCCTGCCTGCTGGATTTTCTATCAGCAAACCCTTTCTGTACGGCTTCATCAGCGGTCATCCAGGTTTCATTTGAAAGCAGCTCATCCAGTTCCTCTTTTGATAAACCTGTACGCTCCATATAGATATCAACTATTGAATCATCTATTGTTTCAAGAGCATTTAGTGTTTTTCGTATTTCATTCTTATTGCCCCAGGCAATAGTCGACGCTTCATGAATCATCATGGATGACCCCGTGTCCATAATCACTTCATCACCTGACTCAGCAATAATAGAAGCTGCACTTGCTGCCAATGCAGTAACTTCAATCGTGATATGCGAAGGATGATTCTTGAGATAGTTATAAATCTCAATCCCTTCAAACGCATCGCCACCACCGGAATTCAATCTGATGAGGACATCCATGTCCACATCATCCAGTGCCTCTGCGATGTCCTGTGCATTGATAGTTTCAATGTCGAGCATCCGATCAATCCAATCAGGTTTGGCAACTACGCCGGAAAGAGTGAGAACGTGTTTATCACCCTGCACCTCGTTTTTGAACTGGTATCTCATACCGTTCTTCATCAACTGTTGTCTAGTCATTCATTCTCACCTCCTTCCGATGCTGTTCCGTCTAACACTTGATAGTTCTTAGTCATATAATGCTTATCCATATTCGGGTCATCCTTACGTTCATCGCCGAACATTTCAAGCACATCGTTTGGTGAATACGGGCCACTGGATACCAGTTTGTCTGCAGCATCTGCATGCTTCAGTGGATTCATTTTGTTTACGCCGATGATTTTGATGACTTTGCCATTCAGGTATTCATTCCGGGAGAAGAACTTTGCATTCAACTCGTCTGAAATCTTCTTCATCAACGGTACGATACAAAACTCGACATAGGCTTCCATCGTCTTGTCCAAGTCGGCCACGTCTCCGTGTACCAGGTTTGGTGGAATGCCGAGCATTTTGGCAACATCATCCACCAGGTCACGTTTTAACTTGACCAAGTTATTGATGGACTCATCCTTCTGCGCCGACTTTGCGCTGAGGTCATCCAATTCAATGCCTTCCGTAAGGGGTGCAAGAGCCACTGAATTGTTCTCGAATATACTTCTCAGCTTTTCCACTTGCTTCTGTTGTCGTTTGAATGCTTCTTCTGTCAGGTTGCCTCCATCCTTGAATCGGAAAATTCCCCGGAACTGGTTATGTCGCATACTATTGTCGAGCATTTGTC